CTCGAAGCTTCAATGCTTCCTCCTCAGCTTCCACTTGAAGAAGGTCAGGAAAAACAAAAACGTACAGTTAACCCAGATGTCCTAGCAGTGTTTGATCTTGAAGCACAAGGCTGGCGTTCATTCCGATGGGATAGCTTACAATCAATCAATACATAATTGGGAGCTTAATAAATGAGTATGATTCATAAAGGTCATATAGTCGGGTGATAACTGTATAGAAACGCAAAAGGTGGTACTGAAATGATGCGCAAACGCGTACTCGATAACGTTGATTTTAACTTACTATCAAATGTGGCAATTCACTTCTCTCGTCCAAGAGAGATACCAGTAGATGTAAAGAACATCATGTATTGCCACGATCTTGCTGAAGATCCAGAAAACGCTATACTAGCAGATGGTGGTTGGAAGAAATTCCATCATTTTGTTTTTGTATCACAATGGCAGCGTGACCAATATATTACGTACTTTAAAATTCCGTATTCTATGTGTACAGTGATTCCAAACGCGGTAGAGAAAGAATTCCTGGCGCCAGAGGATATGAGTCATACAGGTAAAGTACGATTTATCTATCACACAACTCCACATCGTGGATTGGAATTACTATATCCAATCTTTGACGAACTAAGTAAACATCACGACAATATCCATCTCGATGTCTATTCATCATTTGCTATATATGGCTGGGCACAGCGCGATGATCCATACGTTGAGTTGTTTACAGAAATTCATAACCATCCAAATATGACGTATCATGGATCAGTTCCAAATGCTCAAATTATTAAAGCGTTGGAAACTGCAGATGTATTCTTATATCCAAACATTTGGAAAGAAACGTCATGTATTGCTCTTATTGAAGCAATTAAATGTGGTGTGTTATGTATCCATCCAAACTATGGTGCTTTAACAGAAGTATCTGGTGGTCAAACATTAACGTATGATTACAGTGAGGATAATAACTCAAATGCAAACGCAGCATATAGCATTGCTGACCAAGTATTAAATACGCAAAAGGAAGATAATCAATTCCTTAAACGATTTACTACAACAGATAGAGCATTCTTATCTAAAAACAGTATTCCTATTTTTGCTAATAGTTGGAATAAACTATTGAAAGAACTAAATGGCTGATATTATAGAATTTCCAAAAGACAAACAAAATGGTCCACCGCAATCCCAAGAAGAAGTCGCTGAAAAGTTGCTTGAATTTAAATTGGGACATGCGGACCAGATTGCAGAAGCGCTTTGGCAATATGTATTAACAGAGCTCATTAGAGCTGGATGTATCTTTACCTCAGAAGGACCTGCAGAGACAAATAAACATTTCCCTGCAATGGTTTTAGTACTAGAGGCAATTAAATCACTTCACCTGTCAACATACGGGATACATCACCCTTTACAAGACTTCGCTGGAGATTCAATTAATATTGATGATTATAGGGAAGAACAAGAAATAACAGTTGACATTGACGAAGATATAGATTAAAATAGATCTATAAATTAAATTATAACAGAGAATCAAAATGGCTATATTAGTAGACTATAATCAGGTTATCTTAGCCTCGCTGTTCGCGAGTATTGGTAACCACCACAACATCGACATTGACGAGAATATTATTCGTCATATGTTTTTAAATTCAATACGACATAACCGTAAAAAGTTCCATAAAGACTTTGGTGAAATCGTAATTTGCGCTGATGGTAAAAATACATGGCGCAGAGAAGCATATCCTTATTATAAGGGTAATCGTAAAAAATCTCGTGATGAGTCTGATTTAGATTGGAACAACCTTTTTAGTATTATGAATACTATACGAGATGAACTACGAGAGCATTTTCCATATAAAGTAATTCATATTGACCATTGTGAAGCCGATGATATTATCGGTACTATTATTCACGACCATGGAACTGAATTAAATATGGGTTCAGAACAATTCCTAGTTTTATCAGCTGATAAAGATTTCATTCAGCTTCAAACATACGCCAATGTTCAACAATTTGATCCAATTCGTAAACGATGGATTAAGAACGATAATCCATCTATGTACCTTGAAGAACATATTTTAAGAGGTGATACTGGCGATGGCGTACCAAACATCTTGTCACCAGACAATTGTTTAGCAATTGGTCAACGACAAAAACCAATGACTCAAAAACGTCTTGCTCAATTTAAAGGTAATCCAGAAGAAATGGATGAGGAAACTCTACGTCGTTTTCATAGAAACAAAATGATGATTGACCTTACCCAAATTCCTCAAAAATACCAAGACCAAATTCGTTCTGAGTTTAACCAAGAAAAAGACGTTGGGCGTTCTCAATTGTTTAACTTCTTTATTCAAAAGAAACTTAAAAACTTAGTTACAGATATACAGGATTTCTAATGGCAGTACATAGATCAATTTCAGAAATAATTAACCATTGCTCTACAATTAAAAGTAAGAGTGAAAAGGTCGCATGGTTACATGAGAACACTTCTCAGCCATTGCAGGTCGTGCTAAAGAATATATATGATAGTAGGGTTGAATTTTTAGTACCTGATACACCTCCACCTTGGACTCCTAATGAGTTTGAGGATGAGGCAAAATCGTTACTATTTAGAGAAGCTCGTCGACTTAATATTTTTATCAAAGGCGGAGGATACGATAACTTAAAACAAATGAAGCGTGAGCAACTATTCATTAGTTTACTTGAGGATGTGGATAATGATGATGCCAAACTATTGGCTAATCACATGATTTCTCATACTCCAATAAAAGGTTTAACTAAAGCAGTAGTAAATGAAGCATTTCCAAATTTAATAGAAGAATAGGTCTATGGCAAAAACATTTAAAAAATTTCGCGAAGATTACGATGAATGGGACGAGGTAGGCGATGATGATGTATCGCTGAAAGAGCAACGCCTTAAAAATCGCAGAGATCGTAAGCGAAATAAAAGGGAAGAAAAAAATAAAACTTTTGATGAAAAAGTTGAAATTAAACGAAAATAACTATTGACATTTGATGTCGAATCGGTTATATTGATTCTATAAGGTAAAACAAAAGGAATCAATACTATGGGTACTTCATCAATGATCGGTTATATTAAAGAAGACGGCACGGTAGCTGCTACATATTGTCACTATGATGGTTATGTAGAGTATAACGGTCGTCTTCTTTTAGATTCATATAACACACCAGAAAGAGCAAAAGAAGTTGCTAAAACTGGTTACCTTTCTAGTCTAAAAGAAGACTTGGAAGACTCTAAATCAGAAGCTGTTCACAAAGAAGAACCTTCTGTATTTAATACACCAAAAACATTTATTGACGATGGCGACACAACACACGGTGCTCAATACCTTTACCTTTATGATGGTGAAGACTGGTTAATTACATCAACTGAAAACTTAGAAAATCGTAAATGGTCATTAGTTGAAGATAATTTGAACTAAAATCAAATTAGCTATTGACATTACCAATAGAATCAGTTATAATGTATATATCAAATGAAAACAAATAGGAATAATAAAATGACAAAGACAATTACAAAATTCGACCAACCAACACTTCGCAATCTTCGTGTTGAAATGCAAGCATTGCTTGAGGCATATGGTGTTGAAACTAATTTGGAAATCACAGTAGGAAACATGAGTTTCTCAGATACTGAAGTCAATATTAAAGTCCAAGCAAAAGTAAAAGGTGCAGTTTCACGAGCTGACCGAATTCTTCACATGGAAGTTGATCGTCTTGGTCTAAGAATGGTTAACGTTGCAGGTGAGAGACTTGTAGAGTATAAAACACGTGCTCAAAAATACTCATTCGTATATGAGTCTCGTGGAAATTTGTATAAGACTGACGAACGTGGTATCGTAGCTAGGTTTGCAGCATAAGAAGAAAGAATATAATATGAAATTAAACGAAAAATTAATACTTGTAGATTGTGATGGGGTATTGCTTGATTGGCAATACTCTTTCTATAAATGGATGGCTGAACGAGGTTATACTCCAGTCACTGACGGTGTTTATGACATGGGTAAAGTGTTTGACATGTCATACGATGAAGCCAAACAAATGTGTGAATATTTTAATTGTTCAGCAGCAATTGGTTGGTTAACTCCATTCAGAGATGCCGTGAAATATGTACGTAAGTTACATGAAGACCATGGCTTTGTATTCCATTGTATTACATCGTTGTCGACAGATAAATACGCTGGTAAACTACGAACTAAAAACCTCGAAGCAATCTTCGGTAAAAAAGTTTTTGAGGAAGTAATTTGCTTAGAATGTGGAGGTGACAAAGACGAAGCTTTAGAACCATACCGTGATAGCGGATGTTTTTGGGTCGAGGATAAGGAACAAAATGCCGATCTTGGTCTAAAATTAGGTTTAAACTCTGTCTTAATCCAACACGAACATAATAAAGATTATCGCGGAAATGCAATTAAAGTTGCAAATTGGCGCGAAATCTATGAACTGATATTATAAATATAACCATGGAAGGAAGTTTAATTGCCCAGTTATACTTTTAAGAATATTGAAACAGATGAAATTTTTGACTCGATCATGTCTATGGCCGAGAGGGAAACTTTCCTTACAGACAACCCAAACATAACACAATTAGTTGGAAGGCCACCGGCAATCGGTGATCCTATTCGTCTTGGTTTGAGAAAACCTGATGACGGATTTCGAGATGTACTAAGAAATGTTCAACATCATCACAAAAAGGATAATATCAACACTTGGTAATATCCACTAGGAGGTTTCATGGCAAAACAGCGAAGACTATCCCGCAAG